CCCGTGTTGGTACTCAAAGAAGAATAACCGACTGCGGTGTTACCGTCTGCGGTAGTAATAGCATCCCCAGCTAAACCACCAACAAGCGTTGTACGATCCCCCGTGGTGACTGACCCACCAGCGTTATGGCCAATGCCGACGTTAAAAACATCTGAGTTTGTTGTGGTATTTTGCACACCTAATGCGTTGTACCCAATACCAATAGACTTACGCCCACTTGTTTCACCAGACATAGCTTGATAGCCAACCGCTACGTTGAGTAACGCATCAGTCATCGCATCGCCAGCTTCTGATCCAATCAGGGTGTTTTGTTGCCCTGTAGTAATTAAAGCGCCTGTTCTGTTTCCGACAGCGGTGTTATGACTATCTGTACCACCTGTAAAGTTTTGCGTTTTTAAGGATTCAAAACCAATAGCAACAGATCTGTGACCTATTGTATCCGTTGTTAGAGCTTGATAGCCGATTGCGACGTTATAATCCGCATCTCCAAGTGCATCACCAGCGTTAGCACCGATAAGCACATTTTGAATACCAGTAGACATAGCTCTACCAGAGTTTGAGCCAACAGCGGTGTTATACCCGTCAGCACCCGCATTTAAGTTTTTAAGGGAACTCCAACCAATAGCAGTGTTATTACCGTGTGCGTCTTCAAAAGCTAACGCGGCATAACCTACAGCAGTATTATTGTCACCCGTAGTAATCGCCGTACCCGCGTCATCGCCCACGACCACGTTGTAGTTGCCGCCAGAGGTTATGCTATTACCTGCGTTGACACCTAGCTTTACGTTGCTTGTACCAGCAGTCGGAGTAGTGATTGAATCCACTGCATCCAAAATGATGCTTCCAGCAGAATCAATCGTGAGGCTACCACTTGAAAGGTCAATCTCTGTGCCATCAATCGTGATGTTGTCTACGACTACGCCAGCGTTGGCAGTAACTACACCACCAACAGCCAGAGTGCTTGCCATATCCACAGCACCATCAATGTCCACGACATCTAGGTTAGTGGTGCCATTTACGTCAATAGATCCTTCCAGATCTATGTCTCCGTTTACCGTCAGGTCATCAGTAATCGTCAGATCGTCTTCTACGGTGAGATCAACGACGTTGAGGTGAGCGAACGCATCAACCATCGCGCCGCCTGATCCCGCCCCATCCGAGTAGATGGCCTTCGTCTGGCCATTGGGGACTGTGACTGTCGCGCCACTGCCTTGCTTGATGATGATTGAAAATCCGCCGCTTGTGCTATTTTGTATGAGCCACAGCTTCGAGACGGTATTCGGGCCGATAGTGATCGTACAGGCAGAATCTAAAGTGCCAGTGTACTTGAGGAAAAGACTACGACCAGGATCAGTAGAGCCATCAGCAATTGTAGTGGTGTGGGTGTCCGCATTGGTAGTAATAGCCTCCGTGCCGAACGAAAATGCTTCAGCAATTAACTCGAGGTTAGTATTTGTACTCGCGCCCCATGTACCTGCCTCATCTCCAGTGGCGATCTCTTTGAGCCGTAAATCGTTTACATAAGTTGCCATATTAAGCTACCTCTTCCCAATTCGGTGTCTGGCTGTCATCAACATTTGACCAGCTTGGTGTTTGACTGTCATTAATATTTTGCCAATTTGAGTCTTGGCCCGGAATAATTGGCCCCCAAACCAGTGCGCCGCCAACCAAACCAGTAGCAGACACACTTGGAGGAACAACATCAGCCGCTGCAGTCGTAGTGACAGATCCAACCGCTGATGTACCTTCAACGCCTGTAACGCTGACGTTGTTTTCTGTAAAGATCGATATGGTGCCAAGCGCAGACGTTCCTTCAAGCCCGACAACCGAAACATTTGCAGCAGCCGATGTTGATATTGATCCGACTGAAGCCGTTCCTGAAACGCCTGTGACAACGGCCGTTCCTGATGCATCGACTGTAATTGTGCCAACCGCGGATGTACCAACATTGCCCGTAACTGACGTTGTAGCTGCTGCAGAAACTGTGACGGAACCAACGCCACCCGTTCCCGCAACTCCTGTAACAGGCGCGTTGGCCGCTGCAGATACTGTGACAGAACCAACTGCGCTTGTGCCAGAGACTCCTGTAACTGAGGTGTTTGCGGCTGCAGATATTGAAACCGAACCAACCGCGCTTGTCCCTGCAACACCTGTCGGAGTGACGTTTGCATCTGCTGTAACGGTGACTGAACCAACTTCACCCGTCCCAGAAACGCCTGTGACAGATGTTGTGGCTGCTGCCGAGACCGTGACTGTGCCAACCGCACTCGTGCCTGCAACGCCTGTAACCGACGTACTGGCATCTGCAGATATTGTGACTGAACCAACAGCTGAAGTCCCTGCGACACCCGTGACAAGAACTGGGGCCTCTTCGCCCCATGCGCCCTCACCCCAAGTGCCTCTACCCCAGCCAGTAACATTCGCCACACGTTAAATCCTATGCGATGCGAATGATCGCGTTGGATGCGTCAGCAGTTGGAAACTGAATGGTGAAATCACCAGCAGTTGATGTTTTATCGCCACCAAAATCCAAGGCACAAACCGCTGGATCACCAGATGCAGAATCATTAAAGATCAAGCATCCGCGTGCAGTGATTGTAACGTTTGAAAATGTCAAATCAGAAAAGTCTGTAAACGCGGTGGTGCCCGATGTGGTTGGATCTACACGAGTCAAGGACGCGCCTTTTGCCGTATAGTTTGTGCCACTCGCTTCATTAGAAGTTGTGTACGCAGTTGTGCCTGCTCCCAGGCTTGCTGAACTTGTGTACAAAGCAAGATTAAACGTGCTTCCGCCACTGTTTTTAAAGTTATGAACCGCTTCCATAAGTTCTTGTTTAAAGCTGGTGCATAGAGCTGTCGTAATAGCCATTAGAGCCTCCTAATTATTTCAGCCATGTCACCATGGCCTTGTCGGTTTAATTCGTTAATAAGCGTGGTTCTGTCGCTCTTAATCGCCTCTCTCATATAGTATGCAATTAGCTTCAAGACAGCATCTTTAAATGCAACAGCCTGTTGAGCAATAACAGGATGGCATTCTTCTCCAACACTAACGATTCTGTCTGAAAGTGATTTAGCCCAGAAATCAACGTCGTGTCCCTTGAAGTCTGTGGTAGCTACAGAAACGTTTCCTATTTCGCTTTTTTGTTCGTTTAAAAACATGACTATGATCTACTGATATCGTACCTAGCTTCATCGCGTGCGCCATAACCTTCGCCAAGTTTCTTCAGCGCAGTCACAGCAGCAAGAAACCTTTGTTCGTATTGAGCGGCTTCTTCTGGCACTTTCAAGAAAGTAGCTGCTTCTACCAGGGTGCCATACAACAAAGCATCTGGGGCGTTTGTAGACAACCAGGTTGTCCCGCTTTCTGCGCCTGCAGTCAACGAATCAGGGCGATACTTATAATGCAACTCAAATGTGTAAGTAGAGTCTGGCGTTGGCCCTAAGATAAAAGTCGTGTCATCAAACAGCGCATAGTACTTTGGAGTACCAGTTGTCGCTGGGTTAGGCGTGTAATCTCTAATGAAAGATACATGCTTAAAAAGCAAGTAGATGTACGCGCTACTGGATATCACCGCTAAACTGTACGGTGATAAAAAGTCTGTGGGCGTAGACAAATATGTGTTGCTCGCTGCAGCCGTCCCTGTGACATTCTTTCTGAACACAGGAAGCTCTACGTTTTTCAGTATGCGCTCTTCGGCTTCTTGTATAAACGTAGGCAAATCAGCAACAAAAGTAGTTTCTGCTGTTTCGCAATAATCTTGAACCGTAGATTTCAAAGTAGCTAATGTAAAGCTCATGATATCACCACCGTTACTGTACCCACCTCGCCTGTTGCAGCATCTTGGTCAAAAGCAAAACCAATACTATCACCAGTGGTAGTCATCATTTGATTCGCATCAATCGTTCTTACAACCCCAGAACCTGCAACACTGCTTGCTGAAACATCTGGTCTAGGATGCCTTAACGCTTGCGGATCAGCCATGTGACGCACAGGCTCTAACTGAGGATGTTTTGGCTCAAAACACTCTGAACAAACGCGAAACCCTGTCCACTCTTTCTGTAACTCAGTGTACTTGTACCTAAAGCCGCATCGATCACATATGGCTAATGAGTGCTTGCCAGATGCAAAAGCCATTACGCTCGCCTATAAGAACTAAGCCCAGGAGCTATGTTTAAGGACGCTCTGCTTTCATCTTGATCTGCGGCTCTAGCGAATTCTTCCTCGTAGTAGCCTTTCAAGATTTGAACGCGATCGGGCGCTTTCTTTAACGCTAGGTAATAAGCGAGGCCAGCAGCCAGACAAGGATAAAACCTAAAAGGCATATCTAGTGTGTTAACAGAGGCATCTGCATCTTCAATGCGAACCAAGCGGTTTATCAGAACCTGGTCAGTTGCGTTCTCTGAAGCAGGCCATATGTAGAGCCGGGGCGTTATCTGCTTATCTAAGAACCATTGAGTAGGTCGAGCCTGGGTATCTTTATTTGGGATATTCCAATACTCGGCTCTGCCAATCTGGTTCATCTGGATATCAGTCGTTTCACTGTTTTCAGTTCTACGCAAAACAACATCAAGCACATCAATGGTTGATGCGGTTAGATCTAGATACTCGTCGCCT